CTTTAACCCCTCTCAAGACTTCAATGTTATTATAGTGGTAGGCGAGTAGATTTGAGGTTACTCGCCTATCCAAGTGCTAATGATTAGCTAGTTGTTATGTCTGCTACGCAACCTGACGCAGCTTCGTTTCTTGATTCTAGAGTTGCCTCTAAAAGTAATTGTCTTTTTTCTGAGTCTCCAGTTTTAGACAGTTCGTGCATTGTGAAGTCTCTTAAGAAAGCTACTCCCCAATAATCCATGTCTAATACCCAAGCTTCTCTATCTCTAGAAAATCTATTAGGTACTACTTGTAGTTGACCAAAGTCAGAAGCGTAAACATCTACTGATGTGTATAAAGTTGCATCAGCACCTGCATCGAATCTAGTACTATTACCAGTAAAACCTGATAATTTTTGCTTGTTGAAAGGACCAACCATAACCATAGTTGGATTTCCACCAGCATTCCATACTGATTTAATTACAGATTTCAAGAGAGTTTCTGTAAAGGCTCTTTGAGTTCCATTACCAGCTGCAGTATTACCTGCTCCACCAGATGTTCCAGAAGTTCCCATTACATCATTTGTAGCAACCCATGATCTTAAGCCGCCTGCTACTCTTGCTGCTGTTGCTGAACCTGTTACTTCAGCATTGTTAGAAGTAAGAGAGGCTTCTAAATCTCTCTTTAGTTCTTTTGCTTTTTTAGCTATTTGATAAGCTATTTCAGATGCTCTACCAGCTTTGTCGACTGCTTCCTGCGTACCTGTGATTACGATAGTCTTGTCCATAATTTGGCAAGAGTTAGATAATCTAGTTGTTGCAGTAATAGCGTCTAAAGTTGCTTCGTCACCTTCAATAACTTGATTAGAGGTAACTGCTGCTGCTAGCGAGTCTGTTTGCCATTCGTGTAGAACTGCAGTTGCTTTTGTTTTAGCTGCAGAACTAAGGAAAGGCGTGTCAGTTGGTGAGATATTATAAATCACATCAGAAAGATCTTCTCTCTCTCCGATTGAATCATAAGTATCAAACGTGTTTGTTGGTTGTGCCATTGTTGTTATTTCCTTTGTTGTTGAGATTTAAGACTAATCATATCCATTATAGCACTTTGGGCATCTTTAAGATGTCCTGTTTTGCCTAATCGATTGATTTTATTTCTTATGCCTTCTCTACCTGAACTAACATTTGATCTTGCGACTCCAGATTTTACAACTTTAGGTGCGTTAGCTACCTTCTTTTGTACTATGGGTCTTTTATCTGTTTGAGATTTATAACTCATAGCGTCTTTAATAACCATTAAAAAACGGTGGTCAGCCATTGTCCCTATTTCTCCGTCATTAAATCCATAACCTTTAAGCGTTGTACGCATATTAGTTTTGAAATGATCAGATTTTTCAGGATCGCTGAACTCTGGTATTTTCGCTGCTGCTAATTGTTTTTGTGCTTCAAGGTATTCATTGTACTGCATAGTACGAGCTTCATGGGCTTTAGTCTTTACTCCATCTATCTGCTTTTTTTGTTCTCTTAATTGGTAATCCAATCTTGAGGCAGATGTTGGATCTTCATCCCAAAGTTTTTGAAGATCTTTACTACCTTGTTGCTGTCCGATGTAACCATCAGCAGTTGCAATCAAATCATTTAGTTCTGATAAACGATTGTCATAAGTTTGACGAAAACTATTTTTTTGACTTTCAAGATCTTTTTTCTCTAAGCCTAAAGAATGAGTTTTTTGTCTGTAATCCGAGTCTCTAGAATATCCTGCCTTCAGCTCATCAATGCTAACCTCTAACTCTTGACCTTGTACTTTTACTCGGTGGAGTTCGGGTTCATCTAGTTCTGTTTGCGTTTCTTCTTTGATTTCGGTATTTTCAGTAACTTCTTCTTTTGGAGTTCCTTCAGACGTTGGTTGACTCTCTTTTGAAGTTTCCTCTTTGATCTCTTGAGGTTGTTCTGATGGCTCTGCTTTTTTTTCTGGAGCTGATTGTCCTGCTTCAGGATTCAGTAAACCAGATATTTTTTTAGCAGCACCTTGTACTGTTTCTTCTTGTGCCATTGTAACGTTCCTTTCGTTGGGGTTGACGTATGATAAGATCCTAGTTTAGAATGATTCTAAATAGGTTATCTTTTATTTAATAACTCAAGATCTTTTTGAGCTATTTTTCCGCCTTCCATGACAACAAGTAAATGACCTTTGATTTTATCTAGCATATTATATGCCATCCAAAGGGATCTACGTTGGTCATCGTTAGCAAAATTCGTATTAAAAATTTCTTCTCTATATGTTTCTAATAGATCTTCAAATGCTTGTTTTAGGAGGGGATCGTCTAATAGAGCCTGCGCTCTCTTTCCCCTTCGCTGTTGTGTCTCTAGCTTGTCCATCATTAAAGAATTGTTGTTGTCCTTTCACTATTTCTTTCATCAAATCACCTGATTTGTTTAGATCTGTTTGTTCTAACATACTTCTACGTTTAAGTTCAAGCTCATCTATTTTAGTTCCGTATTTAAGTTCCAACTCTTTTATTTGAATTTCAAAGTCTAGTAACTGTTGTCTCATTCTACCTTCAACTTCTTTGAGTCTAGTATTAGACTGTAATGTAGCACGTTGGTTTTCACCTTGTACTTGAGCCATTGTAACTTTCTCAAACTCAGTTGGTGGTTTAGGAGGCAATTGTGGCATTTGAGCTGCACCAACTTCTGGATCCATAAAGTATGGTTCTATTCCATTAAGTCCTGCATTCTCTACTAATTTCTTTAAGCTATTATAAATATTTCTAAGATTAACCATTGGACCATGAACGTTTTGTTGTAGGTTAATAGCTTGCATTTGTCTTTCTAATATAGCGTTCATAAGAATAAGTTGTTGTTCTTTTGAACCTGTACCTAGTCCAACTTCAACTGTAATATTAACTCTATCTTTCCATTCATAAGGTCTCATTGGAATATACTTTCCTCTGATTCTTACAATTTTTTCTTTGTTTTGATACTTACAAGTAAGTTCAAACATTTTTAAGGCTAAATCTTTCACACCTGTTTCAGCAAAGATTCTGGCGATTAACTCCATTCTCATTTGTGATTGTGTTAGAATTTGGTTTTGACCAGTTGCTGTTTTGTTTAAGGTGTTAGCATCTAGCCCTTGAGATTGTCTAGTGATTCCTGTTCGTGTTTCTTTAACGGAGTCTAGATAACCTAACATTGTTGTGGCTTGATCTGTAATAGGTTGTGCAGGAATAGGCATCATCACATTTTGTGGTGGTTGCTTTGTTCTAACTATTCCGCCAGGTCTATTAGTAAGTAGATCATCCATAGAAACTTGTCCATCTTGAACAGCTACTCTGTTGTTATTTGTTAGATACATATTATCTAACATTTGTCTCATTACTGTAGATTTAATTAATTGTATATCTTCTACAAGTTCAGATATAGATCTACCATGAAATCTGTGTGGCATAATAACTGGAGTCATTGATACAAAAGGAAAACTATCTACTTCTGTTATATCAAGTATTTTTCCAGCTGCTGTACCTGCTGCAGTTACTTTAACTAATTCTGCTATACCATCTTCATTAATATCCATTTTAATGTAGCATTCATAAATCAAAACATTCATTGTACTTTTATCACCTTCAGTAGATCCATGTGAGAAATCTACATCTTGGTGTCGTACAAATTTATCTTCTGTAAAAAAGTCAGTATCGCCTGAAGGCAATCCATCTACTACGTCTGCGTCATAACCCATTTCAATAAGTTCTGATTTAGACTTAGTTGTTCTGTGACAAACAAAGTTAGATGAATTAATATCTTTGCTTCTACGAGCAATTAAAAATTCTTCTGGAGGAACTGGTTCGATTCTGACCTGTCCATACAATTTTGTTCTATGAATAACTACATCATGAAGAGTTACTTTATCTAACTCTTTTCCTTGATCATCTGTAATCGGTTCTTCGTATTCTGAATGATTTGAAACTTTAACTTCTGGATTTGCAACCAAGTCATTAAATTCATCATCCGTTAATCTTGTGTACTCTTCTCTTTCAGTTTTAGCTGAATCATCCCAGTAAACTTTTAATATTCCATTCTTTTGAATTAAAGCATCTTTGAATGCTGAGTATAACGCTAGGAATCCATTGTTATCTTTATAAAAAATATGATTAAGGTAATCAGAACATTGACGTGCCATTTCATCGTCTTCTGGTCCAACACCTTCGCAACTGAATACATTATCACCTGCAGTAAAAATTCTCATCAATGAAGGCATAAGACTTTCTACTGTATCTAATACATCGTTGGATATAACTTGAGAACGACCTTCTTGTTCGTTTCCTAGTGGCATACCTAAATAGTACTCAAGAGATTTCTTTCTCCGAGCAACTAATTCGCCACCAATAAATCCTGATGCGTTATGTATTTCTCTACTTAAAACTGCTTTTATTTCTGTATCTGATTTCATACTATGTATTTTGTATCTACGTTAATTGGTTTATTCCATTCTGTTGTATCAATTGGATCATGCACAGCTCCGTATCTTAATGCGTCTGCTGCGTGTGAACACCAATCATGTAAAGGTTTATTTTTAAAAGTTTGGTTTTTGTCATCCCATTGTTTTCGATATTGTCTAATTGCATCTAATCCAACTTTACATTTTTCTCTATCGAACCAACAATTGGGTAACATATTTCTTACTGATTCAATTCCGTGATCTATTTCTAATTTAGGTGCTACCTCAAAGTCAATACCTAAATCATTTGACACTTCTAGTCTAGACTTTCCAGTTCCTAATTCTCTAGCCATAATATCGTGAGGAGCTATATGTCTTTCGTAAGCGTAACCTTTTTCTTCAAGCTTATCAGCGTAATGTGCTAATGATTCACCTGAAGTTTCGTAATAATCTACTAGGTGAATTTCTTGTCCAACTCTTTGTGCAAACCATATTGCAGTTGAATCTCCTATGCCTAAATCCCACCATGTTTCCACACCTAAGTTTTCATCTACAGGCACGGATCCGATTCTTCCATCATTATCGGCTTTCGTTATTAA